TCCTTTAAGTGCATGGCAAAGTTTTAAAGGTAATTCATTCCCTAATGTTGAGACGATATTATTTGATGAGTTTATTCGTGAGAAAGATAATGTTGGGTATCCTCCTAACTGTGTAGAAAGTCTCCTTAATATTATAGATACTGTAATTCGTAATCGTGATAACTTTAGATGTGTTTGTTTGAGTAACTCGGTGTCAGTAGTTAATCCGTGGTTCTTGTATTTTAATATTTTACCAGAACCTAATGAAGATGGAAAATTTAAAAGATTCTATCCTTATAAGCATACAGTTCTTGAAATACCTGACGGTGCTGATTTTAAAGAAGAACGAATTAAAACTAGATTCGGTGCTATGATAAGTGAATTAGAATACGGTAGAATGTCACTTGATAATGAGTTCACACATGACGTTCAGACATTTATCATGAAAAGAGCTAAAACAAGTATTCATTTTTGTAACATTACATATAAAGGTTTCACTATGGGAATGTGGGTTGATACGAAAAGTGATTATATGTTCTTGAGTCAGGATTACGACCCCTCTTCTAGAAAATCGTTTGTGTTAACGAAAGAAGATATGGATGAAAATAAAATTTTGGTTAATAATTATAAAAATGAGGTTTACCTATCTAAAATGATAAGAGCATTTAAAAAGGGATTGTTGATGTTTGATAATCAGATAGTTAGACAAGCTTCTTACGATATGTTTAAAAAGATGGGTGTGCAGTAAATAAAGACCGAGCGTTAAATATATTTTAGATATAAAATGGATATATAATAGATAAGATATAATAAAAATATTTAAAAGATATTTAAAAGATATAAAGATTAAAGAGTTGGAAATTTGGATATACTGTTAATACATAGGAAAGCGTAGAACCTTAATATATCATAAAAGAAAAAACCCTTCCTTAATTGGAGGGGTTAAATTTCGTAGTATTCTTCATCTAATCTTATAACAAGCTCATTATCTACACAGTCAACATATTTTACTTTTAAGTGATAAAAGTCGATTAACCCATCTTCGTTGAAATAACCTAATGGTTTATGATTAACATCTAGTAAAATAAATACCTCTCTTTTATGAAAAATTCCTGAATTTATTACGTGTTCTACAGTTATATTCATTTGTTATTTATCCCCTTTTGTTTTATTTCACCTAAAATATATTCTTTTCCTTTTAAGAATTTGTAATCTCTTATATCATGTTTGAAAAACCAATATAGAAAATCATCGAAGCAATTATCACCTGTGAAAGTTTGAGTGTTTATTTCTAGTTCTGAGCCGTATTTGTTATATTGTATAGTAATCATGTTAGACAACCTTTCTGAGCCTCGCTTCGTAGTAAAATTGTTCTTTTATATGAACGTCTTTTTTGAATTTTAGTTTATCTAGTTTTGAATAAGAATATGTATTAGTGTTGTGGTTTTCAGACCCTGTTATAACTTTATATATTGGTTCTTCGTAATCGAAACCGTACTTCTTACAGTATTCATCTGCTATCTTAATTAATTCCGTCACGGATTGGGACGCTTTAAAACGAATATTTCCGTGTTCTGGGTATCTTGGTTTGAAGTGACGAATTATTGTTTTCATTTTGTTTTCTTTTCCTTCCAAATTAAGTGTAATTCTTTGCAAAACTTATGTAGTTTAACAGATGTTTCTGTGTCTATTTCACCGTTACGATGTTGTTTGTTTATTAGTAATAATGCTTCTGCGTATTTTAGCGTATCCACTATTAAAACCACACTTTCATAAAGTTTGTTAAAAAGTTTCCTTCACCAATAAATGCTGATATTATAGTACCTACTATGAATAACCACATTACTAAACATATCACTTTTAAAGAGCCTTGACCGATGCTAGGTATTTCTTGTGGCTCTTCATATGGAATATCATTTACTTTGCAATAAGCTTTGCGCATGGCTTGTTGTTCTTTTAATTCTTGTTGTTTTAATTTGTTTTGTCTTTCTAGTTGACCAACTACTAAGAAATCGTTGTTTCCTTCGAAATTATTGTTAAAATTGTTCATTATTTAATCATTCCTTTCGTCATAGTTACCATGAATTGCGCTTTCCATACTTTACGTTGCATTTCGATGAATGATACCGCTGAATGATATGTAACATTATTAGAATAGCTTAATTCTTCAATGATGTCAATAGGTAATCTAATTCCGTTTCTTGTGTATAAGTCTAATGCTTCTTCTTGCTGAACTGTTAAATTTGTAACTGTTCTACGTTTTGCTTGTTCAGTTGCATGAACTAAGTTTTCTAATTCTTGTTGTTTAACTTTGATCATCTTTTTAAGTTCTTTCATTTCTTCTTTTAAAGAATCTCTTTGAGAAATTTCCATAACGTGTTGAGTTGTTTCTTTAACATTATTTGATGTTTCTTTAATACTAGATATAATTAAACCTATTACTGTTATGAATACTAAAATAACTATTACACCCGAATAAATTGACATTTTGTTTTAACCCCTTTATGATTGATTTAATTGTTTTTAACTTATAACTTATTATAACATGTA